TTCAAATAGCTTATTGTTCTCTATTTTCTCGCCATCTTCTGTGAACCAATGTTTAGGTTTTGCTCCGTACACGACTGTCTCCTGTGAATTATTGTGAAGTTTCCTGTGTTTGATTGTGCTTATCTTCAATCCATTTCACAATTACTTCACGTTTCCAACGCCTAATTCTTGGCGACAATACGATTGGTGGTGGAAAACTCTCATCTGTGTTGATGATGTGATACACAGACTTTGGCCTAATGGATAGCATTTCCGCTATCTCTTTATGATCAACTAGGTTGGTGGTCATTCTTGATACCCCTTTTTATTTCTTGTGAACTTTTCAACCAAAGTCTTGAATTGTTCACGGGCTTTTGAATTGTTCCTAAGTTCCCCTCTGCTTTCTATGCCAAGATATGCCCTTAGACCGTCAGCAACCACTGCCTCACAGTCTGTGGGATCATAGTCATGTATAAACCCGCATATCTTCATGAACTCTGCAAACTCAGGATTTCGACATAGCAGACCAGCTTGAGATATCATCTTGTTAATCTCTCTGTTCTGATCTGGTATTTGTGGGGTATCGTCATCACCCAACTTAACCATAGCCACCATATAACGAGAGCCTACCCAATCTGTGTGTAGGCTTGGTGGGCATTCATTGGGATGCAGTGCAAGCCTTAATATTATTCCATCCTTGCCCTGAGACATTGACGTTTTAACCGCCTCAAAGTTAACGGCGGCATCTCTTACATCAGCCATCGTACTTACCCTTCTTTAAATGTCCATTTGCATTAACATTCAGTTTTATTTCAACCAACTGATCACGCGCCCTTTTTTGCACATTACCTTGAAAGTTTCCACGCTTTTGGTTTGAGTAGCTTCTGTCTTGCCTAGTGCCGACAACAGAAAGACCGTAATTTTTAAAGTTAACAACCCTGTCGTGCATCATTTTTATATGAGCCGCAAATTCCTCAGTTGTCATATCAGCCGCGCTCTTCTCCATTCCCTTCTCCTTTCACTAGCTTTATTCTTCCAAGTGCCACATCAACCATAGCGCACCACATATCTAGCCTGTTGTGATGGGTTGGAAGTTCAGCGACCACTTCTAGCATTTCATCTGTAGGTTGCCTCATGGCAATGATTGCCTGTTCAGCCAAGTGGTCATAAAGAATTGGTGTGCCATTAGACATCAAGCCTTCATGAGCCTTCATAATAGCGAATGCTACTTTATCAACTTGCTCCATTAAATTTCTCCCAATTAACACGCGCCCAAGAAATAGGGTCAACGCCTTGCAAATCCCACCACGTTCTTTCGTCACCAAACAAATGCAACTTCATGTGGCAAGGGTGGCACAGAGGAACACACCAGTTGTCTCCCACCTTCATTCCCATAGCATTAGGCTCTGCGAACATGATGTGGTGCGCCTCTGCGCCATACCCACAGACCAGACACGGAGATCCGCGCAAGGTCTGCAAGTATTTCTTAGACCTGATCCGCTTAGAACGGAACGCTGTCATCTAGCTTTCCAGCAGACTGATCAGAAGAACCATCACTGTTTGGATTTTCTTCAAACTTATTTCCAAGCAACGACAGAAATACTGCGCCAGTCTTCTGGCTCATTTTTTTCCACCCGATAAGAGACAGAACAGGCTTCTCAACCCCCCTCTCCATCTGGGCAACAAGGTCTTGCAAGACCTCATCAGAAAGTTCTAACTTGCCTGTGTAGTCAGGTGATTTGTCAGAACGCTTACGATTGTTGGTGAATAAAACACCTGATGGTGGATACTGGCTCATGCCGCTTTTCCTTCTAAAGTTTCTTTGTGAGCGATGAAGTCTTTGAACACATCATCGTATAGGGCTTTGTCTTTTGTCTCCAAAAGATCGATGGCCTTCTTGTTCTTTGCCCAAAACCCCCTTAATTCAGTTATGTCATTACACTCCGGTATGAAAGTCTTAAACACTTCCCCGACAAGGCTGTAGTCCTCAACGGTTTTTTTCTCACCGTTTTTGTTCTCAAGCTGTATCGTTTCTGGCTGTGGCTCAACACCCTCTGGCAAGTCTTCGCCAGCGTATATATAATGACCCAATCCGTGCATAGCACAGCACTTAGCCAAGCACCTCTGAATAGCAGTGTTAACGCTAAACGAGTCTGGGTGCTTCATGGCTTTGTTTTTGAAATCCAGAACAGGCAGTAACTCTGTCTGCTCATCGTCACCAATTTTTACAGTGACAGACACAAAAGCAAATCCTTGATCGTCCTTCATGTATGGATAAGTTCCATTTGTAGTATCGTACAAATGTTTTTGAAAGACTGCATTTGGGTAATGCTTCTTCACAATCCCCCAAGCCCATGCCCATGACAGGTACGTTAAGTTTCCCTTCTTCTCGGTGTGTTCAGACACATCGATACCAGAAAGTGTTTCCCATATTGTTTCGCTCATTCACTAATCTCCTTTTTATACTGAGAGCAAAATTCAGCAACTCCACAATAGTTGCCCTTACATCGCACCAGTTCCCCAGCGCGGTGTTCTATTTCGACAGGAACAGATTGACCTGCCGCAAAAGCGTCTGCGTCTGGTTCGTTCTCAAACACGCGCATCGCTCTTTTTAAACCCTTCTTTTTAACTGCCCAACTATCATCTCTTTTCCATTGATCGCTGGGGTTACATCTTACAAACTTTTCTTCCAAGTCTTCCTCAAGGTCATACCGAAGTTCTGCCTGTTGGTGAGCCTCTACCCTATGTTTTGCATACTCAATCCTACGCTGATCAGACCATAGTGGTATCTCTACCATCGCCACTGGCGCTTGAGGATAATTTGATTTGTATTGAGCGTCACGCCTGTTCCAATCCCTGAGAATTGCACAGATGGTTAGCTTGGATACTTTAAGCCCCTTTGCCCTTTGAACAAGAAGCGCATACATATTCAGTTGCCGCTCCCACTCAACCTTGCCATGAATTACAGACCAAACGCTGGTCACTTTGTAATCGGTTATCTGGACAGAAGACCCTTCCATCTTTTGATGATCTATAGCCCCAGATAAAGTCCACCCATCAATATCAACAAACAGACGCTCCTCTAAAAGAACGTCCTTCTCTTTTGAACTTTCTAGGATGTGATGAACTGCGGTTCCAAACAAAGGCCAAACCATATCAGTTACATCGGCTTGCCGATCAGAAGCGTAGTGCTTACGCATCTGGTTTACCCTCGGACTGTCTATAAGTGTCGTAACGCTTATGTCAGCTTTGCCTTTACTATATTTATCGTTTCTGGCAAAGTCTAAAAAAGGTTGCGGTAGTCCGAAGTTGTTGGTTATGTCCATAAGTTGTCTCCTTCCTCTAGGGTTATCTCATAGAGGCATATAGATGTCAATAAGAAAATAAGGCACTTAAATGTCAAGAAAAACACACGAATTTATTGTTCTTGGCGAGCCAGCGTCTAAGGCGAATAGTAGAAAAATTGTTTTGATAAGAGGTAGGCCAGCGTCTATAAAATCTGACAAGGCCAGAAAATACGCAAAATATTTTTTAGAGCAGATACAGCCTATAGAGGAATTATTCACAGGAGATGTTTGTGTTGAAATGGCAATTTTCTATGCTTCCAGAAGACCAGACCTTGATGAAAGTCTCATTCTGGATTTGATGCAGGGGGTTATTTACGCAAATGATCGACAGGTTAAACGGAAAAATATATATTGGGGGCTTGATAGAGAAAACCCAAGAACACTTATCAGAGTGTCATCTTTGGAGAGCGGTGATATCCCAAGCAGTCTCAGACGCATATCTGGATGATTACAGGCACAAGCAGTCTGTATCAGAATGGATAGATACGGAAGACTTTGAAACTGTATGTGACTTTGCTGGCGTTGCCACACCACAAATGAGAGAAAATATTCGTACCATACTACAATCAAAGCCAGCTATTGCCAGATACAAAGGCAGAAAACTAAAAGATTTAATCGACAAAAAACACTGACTAGTAATACTAGTTATAATATATATAAATATATAACTAGTTATAAGAACTAGTTGGCGGCATTTTTCCACATCATCTAAAAAACCTGATTGACAGGCACTCCTGCTGATAATATGTTAGTGGTGTCGTGGAGAAATTATTATGCAAGAAAACACTGTTATCCGTGGGGCGGCAGTCCGTCTAGGTTCTGGTCAACACAAAATTGTCTGCCCATTCTGTTCAAGTCAGCGGAAAAAATCCAATCAAAATCAGAGAACACTATCCCTCAAGATAGATGGCAGTGATATCCTGTATAACTGTTGGCACTGTGACGAGAACGGCATTGTTCCGTTTGAAGAAAAACAGATACCAATCAAGAGGGGAATCACTAAAATGGCTTTAGCTGTAAAGCATGACTATTCAGAATTATCAAAGAACACTATCGACTGGCTAAAGAAGCGCAGTATATCAGAAGACACAGCCAAGGACGCTGGCATTCAAACAAAGCGTCACTTCATAAACAGTTTGCAAAAAGAAGTTGAGTGCGTGGTTTTTCCATACACCAACAAGGGAAAGACCTACGCGGCAAAGATCCGTGCGCTAGAAGACAAGGGGTTTTCTTGTAACGGCGCACCAGCCAACTTCTTTAACTATGACAACATCGATCCGACAGATGATATCTTTATTGTCGAAGGCGAAATGGACGCGCTTTCATTTATTGAGGCTGGGTTTGAGAATGTGGTAAGCGTTCCAAATGGCGCAGTGATGAAGGTTGTTGATGGCAAGATTGACCCACAAGAGGACAACAAGTTTAGATTTTTGTGGGATGCCAAGGACAAATTAGAACAGGCCCCCAAAGTAATCCTCGCCACCGACAACGATGAAGCTGGTAAGGCTATGGGTGAGGAGATTGCCAGACGCATCGGCAAAGATAAATGTTGGGTTGTTGAGTTCCCAGATGGGGTGAAGGATGCCAACGAACTTCTGGTCAAGAAGGGGCGCAATTCATTTGAAAAAGTCATCGCGGGATGTTCGCCCTATCCTGTGTCAGGTCTGTATGAGCCTGACCATTTCTTTGACAAGCTGGACACGTTATACGAAAAGGGTATGGGCAGGGGAGCGTCCACTGGATACAGCAACCTAGACGAATTTTACTCGATTGTTGAGGGTCAGCTTACTGTGGTGACAGGACATCCATCGTCAGGAAAGTCTGAGTTTGTTGACCAGCTAATGGTAAATTTAGCTGAGGAAAGAGGGTGGAAGTTTGCCGTTTGCTCATTTGAGAATGACCCACCACTGCACATAGCCAAGTTAATATCTAAACGAATGCGTAAGCCGTTTTTTGCGGGACACACGCCCAGAGTTACGTCAGAAGAGTTAGAAGAGGGAAAAAAGTTTGTCAAAAATCATTTCTCGTTTCTGTATCAAAACGATGGGGCAATGGCTACTGTAGATGGGATTATTGAACGCCTAAAGATTGCGGTTATGCGTCAGGGCGTAAGGGGTGCTGTTATAGACCCATACAATTACATCCAACAGGACAAGGGTGATCAGAGCGAGACAGGTTGGATATCTGATATGCTGACAAAGTTACGGGTGTTTGCAATGAGTCATGATTTGCACCTTTGGTTTGTTGCTCATCCGACTAAGATGTTGCGAGGTGTTGACGGTAAGATACCGCCGCCGAAGGGTTATGATATCTCTGGATCTGCCGCATGGTTTGCCAAAGCTGACATAGGAATAAGTGTGCATAGACCAGACCCAGTTGCCTCTGCAATGTCTGAGGTTCACGTTTGGAAGTGTAGATTTAATTGGGTTGGTAAGCAGGGCGTTGCTGAATTGTATTTTGACCCACTGTCTATGACCTACTCAATTGACAACAGTAAAGATAATTTTCCAGCAAAGCCTATGGCGCTCAGTGAGGTTCCGTTTTGATGAATGGCGGTTCTGATACCCGAAGGGGTGTAATGATGCTCAGTGAGGCTCAGAGCGCGATTAATGATAGGGGTGAGAACTATGGCACACCCTTGGACAACTTTACGCGCATAGCTAATCTGTGGTCTGTTGTTTTGGGTGTAGAAGTACAGCCGCATGAGGTGGGGTTGTGTATGGATTTGGTAAAGACAGCACGTTTAATTGAAACGCCTGACCACTACGATAGCTGGGTGGATAAGGCTGGTTATGCGGCGGCAACAGTAGAATGTTTTGAAAAGGGCAACACAACGCTTGATTAAATTTGTAGTATGATATAAATATAAGGGGAACAGGAAAGTTGTTCCCTTCCACGACAAAGGGGCTGGCGTAAAAACCAGCCCCTTCTTCTATTTTGGCATGATTATTGCAACTACTTGGTTGTATCAAGTGGAAAGGCATCATCAAGGCCGACCTTCATATCGGCTACGATTGATGCTTTCCCTGCCAAGTAATTATTCCATGTGCGGATCAGCATAATGGAATACATATGCGAAGTGATGGATTGTGTTCGATCCATACGCATACGAGCAACGGTATTGAGCAAAAGGCGAACAGGTGAGCGAACACCCTTGCCGTATCCAGCTTCCAAATCTGCCATGAAACACTTGACCTTTTCAGAATGACCCTGCTTCCAAGCGAGGTACATTAGAGCAATCAAGTGAGCCACTGGGTAAGTGGTATGCTTATTAACGGCTTTTGCCTTTTTAATGCACAGTTCAAGAACAGAGGAGTCCATCTTTTCATTATAAGTTGAACGCATCTGGTCATGATTAAGTTCTATTGAACGTGCATCAGTATCGCCACTCTCCCAAGCACTAATCAGGCGAATAGCCAAACCAGTCTCACGAGGATATGGCACACCCATAATCGTGAAGATATCGGCGTTGGTGCGCTTCTTGCCCACATCAAAGTGAACAAAACTATTGCTATCAACACCGAACACGCAATGGGTCATGAATGGCTTATTGGCGCGAACACAGGCCGACAAGCGGTTTTGTCCATCCAATAACATTCCATGACTGCCAAACACTATAGGAACACCAGTCAATGACCAGTTATTTATGGTCATATCATCTGCGTATTCCTTAATCTGCTTTGGCTTCTTGGAACGATTGCCAACATTAAGGTTATCCAGAACATAAGTTGCCAGTTCTGGTGAGAACTGAACAACACGACTATTCTGGGGTGGATTGGAAATTAACGAGGATAAGTTTGCTGTCTGCTCGTCAACATCCATGTCAGAACTAATCTGACGCTGTTTTGAAACCAAATTAAGCATATGGTTTCACCATGCCTTTCTGCACCTTGTCCGTTTGTTGGTGCTTTAAGGTTATGCCCTTGCTCAAGGGGCTGATGTCTCCCGAAGCGGTGAGCAGTCGCATCGGATCTGCGATTACATATTTGTAATATGGTATAAAATTAATGGGGTTGGTTGATGCGGTAAGGGAGGAAACCCACTGCCGCCGCACCAACCTTTAGGCTTACCCATAAAGCCTTCACACTCTGGCAGTGGATTATCTGGCTTTGTTCCAGTGCATAGCGCATACCCGACCATTTGGTTCAAGGTCTGCGAAGTCACCATTTTCTGAGTTCGATAGCGTGTACTTCTCGCTATACTTGTCATAAATCATTGTGGTGACATGGAGAGGAACAAGGCCAACTTTTTGGCACTCAAATATATAGGCTTCTTTTGCCTTATCGAATGTTAACTCGCCCATGTTTACGCTCCCTTCTTGCAATTTTAATAGCACCAACAAACAAAACAAATGTTCCTGAGTACATAATTATAATACCTGTTATAAGATTGTTGTGCGGGTTTTCTAACCAACCTATGCCAGCCATCATCATCAAAATGCCTAGACAGAATACAAACCCCCAAAAAATTTTATCTTTCATCGTACATCTCCCCTGTGAGCATATCAATATGATATGTGAACTCATCATAAGTAAGCCAGTGATAAGGCGTGTGGTCAAGGTGGAATGAAGGCGTGGTCATGCCCTTGTGTGTTATGGGGCTTTCGTTAACGTCCACATCCTCAACCTTATAGACATAGTGCCAAGCCTTTCGGATCCCCTCATCGTCCTCATCGATCTCTGGCATATAACGATAGCCGTTGTATCGATAGGATGGTGCGTTATGCCAACTAATCATCAGTGCATCTCCTTTTGTTTGTGTAGCTTTGCAATCATCTTTAGCTTTTTGCCAGCCGATACTGCATGGGTGACAGATTTATCTGCCACCTTACTTTCATGCATTTTTTGATTGTAAAAAGAGTTGAGTGCGAGCAACAAGGCGTTTACCTCTTTAGAAGTAAACAAGATTTGTGTTTTCTTCTGCATCGTCAACAGCCTCTTCTAAAGTTTTTTGAGCAGTCAGGGTTTCAATTAACTTTTCCCTGTTGTCATAATCATATGGCTGGGTAAGCTGTTCGATAAGAGTGTCGAGTGCTACACCAACCGCGCAAGCCTCACCTTTAGTGAGAGTTAGTTTTACTAGTGACATCGCGTTTCATCTCCTTCCAAACATCCATCACAAAACAACACCAGCCGACCATGCCGACTGATGAACCAATAATTAAAACAATCCAAACAAAATCATTCATAATCTTCCCCCTCTATTTCATATTCTAACCAACCATTAGAAACGTCAACTCCCAACAAAAACATTTCTTTATCTGTTTCTGTATTGAAACCAAATGTTTCAGATTTATCCCTA